CACTCGGTGTAAATTCGGTCATGCAGGAGGGCCAGCACGGCCTGCCAGAGGGCTTTGATCTTGGGGATGGCTGCGAGGATGGCCCCGCCCATCAGCGCGAAAGCCCACTGTGCCCAGTATTCGATGATGAACTGCATCGGAATCACCCCCTCACATACTCCACCGGCTCTTATTCGCCCGAGTATCAATATGCACCCAGCCGGTCTTGCGGGTGGGGTGCTTTGCGTCCTTCAGGTAGCGCCCGATGCCGCCCCGGGAGGGCAGCAGGGTCTCAGCGTAGGCGGCCACGGTGGCCACGTCCACACCTTCGACGTAGAAGTCCGCCGCCCGACCCAGCAAGTGCTGGCTGGACTTGCTGCCGCCCACGGCGGCGTTGTGGGCGGCGGTGCGGTAGACGCTGGTGATATGTACCGGCTTGCCGAAGTGCTCCCGGATGCACTGGAGCAGCACCACAAGCTCCTCGTCGAGGAGCACGACGTCGCTGCCCTTGCAGGCAAACTCCCGTACTCGGAAGCTGGGTGAGAGCTGCCGGGCTCCCTCCCGGCGGAGGGAATACTCTTTGATGGCGATAAGATCACGACCTTTCTTTTTTCTATCCGTTGACATTGTATTGCAAATGTGCTACATTGTATTCAGAAGGAGTGTGATACCATGGCACAGACCACTGTAAGCATCCGGATGGATAACGACCTGAAGAACAGCTTTGACCACATCTGCAACGAGCTGGGGATGTCCATGTCCACCGCCGTGACTATGCTGGCCAAGAAGATGACCCGGGAGCAGCGCCTGCCCTTTGAGCTGTCGGTAGACCCGTTTTACTCGGAGCAGAACCAGGCCCGGCTGCGCAAGTCCATTGCCGAGATGGAAGCCACCGGCGGCACCATCCACGAGGTCAACTTCGATGATTAAGGCATGGACGGAAGAAGCGTGGGAAGATTTTGAATACTGGACCACCCAGGACCGCAGGATGCTCAAGCGGATCCTACAGCTTCTGAAGGACATCGACCGCAACGGCTATGAGGGCATCGGCAAGCCCGAGCGCCTCAGCGGCGATCTGGCCAGCTATTGGAGCCGCCGCATCGACGATGCAAACCGGATCGTCTACCGCATTGATGGCAGCGTGGTCAAGATCGTCCAGTGCGGCTCCCACTACAGGGACAAATAACCCCTCCCGCAGCCCCCACCCCGGGGCTGCTTTTTGTTGCGGCGGGGTCAGTAGTAGTGGTAGCCCTCGACGTTGAGAGTCATATAGGTGCCGTCGTTTGGCCGGTAGCCGCCTGCGGATAAGGTATTAGAAGAAAAGCTTATCGTGGTTTCCGAAGTGGCACCCAGATAACCGTCAGGGTGTCCGCTGGCTTTACCGGACCCGCCCCGCGTCAGCTTTATGCCGCCCACGACAACATAGTCCACCTCCTCCGGTATGGAGAGGGAGTCTCCGTATTTCCATTGCACGCTGAGTCTTCCGGTAAATACCAGCTTTCCTTCACTGTACATCGCCCGCTTGAGCATCTTCTCCACCTCAGCACGGGTATAGGGGACGATGCTTACGATACCCAGCGCCATTTACAGCACCCCCTCGTCTGCGTCTGCGGCCTCAGTGGCGTCAGCGTCCGGCTCGGCCACGCCCCACTCCGCCCGCAGGGCAGCGAGGGAGGCGTCCCTATCGAGGGCCGTGCCGGCCAACAGAGAGAGCAGCAGGGCCTTGGCGTTGTCACTCAGGCCCTCGCCGGGGTCGCCCTGCGGGCCGGGTTCACCGCGCGGCAGAGTCAGGCAGAGCTTGCCGTCCCGGATGCCGGCGGCGGGTGTGTCACCGGTGGTCACGCTGCCGATGCCCTCCACCACCGCGCCGCAGGCGGCTGCGATGCCGTCCTCCATCCGGTTGAGCACCTCCGGCAGGTTCACCTTCATGCCGGTGACAAAATGCTGTTTCACATACTTCATGGTGTACCTCCGTTACAAAGTCGTGTCTTCGAGGACGGTGTCGCCCAGGGTGTCCTCTCCGGTGTCAGCGGTCGAGGCCGAGGGTCCCAGCAGCTCCACCTGCATCTGGATGCCGCCTTCGGGGACGTTCTCGGCCCAAAACGTGATGCTGCCGTCCTTGGTCTCGCAGACGCCTGCAAGCCCCGCCGTGACGGCCACGGTATAGGTCTCGGGGCTTGGCACCGCCGAGGGGACGGTGGCCGCCCTCGCGGCCCGCAGGGCGGCCGTCTGCTTGTAGGCGTAGCCGGGCACGTCGGTGCATTCGGCCCAGCCGTCCGCCGGGAGGGTCACGGGCCAGATGCCGAGATAGCCGCCGCTGTAGCTGGCCAGCAGCTTGTCGCAAAGCTTGGCGGTCTCTTTGGCCTGGCCAGATGCCGAGATAGCCGCCGCTGTAGCTGGCCAGCAGCTTGTCGCAAAGCTTGGCGGTCTCTTTGGCCTTGGCCAATGCCTGTGCGCCCAGCTCGTCCATGGGGATGCCGGTGACGCCGTCCCGCATGAGGCCGCAGAGGGCTTCGTCGGTGCGGGTGTCGGTGAGGGATGCGGCAGTGATCTCTGCACTTCCGGCCTGAACGGAGATCTCACACAGACACAGCTCATAGATGAAGTGCGTCCGGATCAGCTCTGGTGCAGTGGGTTCGGCCTTCGGAGTGCCGGGCTTGAGCTTCAGAGCCGTCAGATTGGCATTGGCATCAAACTGGAGCACTACCCGGTCGATGCGGGGCAGCATATCGTCTGCGTCGGGTACCGTCAGCGTGCTGCGCTCCCGGGCGCAGACAGAGATGCCCTTGAAGTCGTCGTAGTTGATCCACGCGAGACGGGGGGAGACGGTGATCTCCCGGGGGCCGCTGACGGTCACAGCAAAGTTTGAATCGCGAGAGTAGACGCCGGAGGTGCGGGTGCATAGATAAGCGGCCACATCTTCGGCACTGTAAGTCACCCCGTCGAGGGGGTATGTCACAAGCTTCATGTTCTTCTCCTGATGATAGGTGTTCCAATCTCGGTGGAGACGCTGTTCTCGCCCTTCTGGGATGTCAGGGTGATGGACGTGATGCGGGCGGCAGCCTGAATGTCGGTACCCGGCAGGCTCGCGGCGACGACTTTGCCCACTATGACCTCATCCGTAGGGGTAAAGCGGAAATTCTCAAGCCGAGTGTGCTTGGCCAGCTCCTGCGTGCCGAGGGCTTTCAGGCTTTCGAGGTAGTCGCTCTGGGTCTGGCTGCTGCTTCTGGTGCGGCTGGCGGCATCCACCACCAGCTCACGCCGGGCGATTCCTGCTGCACTCTCTGCGCCCACCGTGACGGTGGCGTCGCCGCCCACCACGATCACAACATTCTTATAATCGGCCGTGCTCTCGGTGTAGGTCAGGTCGGTAAGGTTGCCGTACTGGGGCGCATAGCGGGCGTTCCGGTCCAGCAGCGGGCGGTACAGCTCGAACAGCAGCTTTTTCTCTGCCGGGTCGAACCGGAGCCGGAAGCCGATGTCCAGCTCCTGACATACCTGCTCAGCCACATCCAGCAGACTGCCGGGTGCGGCCTCGCCGGTGTAGGTGTCGGTGATCTCGGCCAGGTCGCCGAGCTCGACGCCGGGCCACGGCTCCATGGCCGTGACCAGCTGGCGGAGCGTCGTCTCTGCCGAAAAATTCTTCAGGGTCTGGAGGCTGCTGCGCTCGTCGAGGATGTAGGCTGCGTCGCGGGCAGAGACCACAAGGCGGTGGTCGGAGGTCTGGGCGGAGCATATCCGCATGAGGTGCTCGCTGCCTGCCAGCCAGAGATACCGGTCGGGGCGGCAGAGGGCCTGCAGGCTGGTAGATTCATGAAGCTCCAGCTGCGCCCCCTGCACGTTCTTGTAGGTGTTGTACCGCTCCGGCCAGACCAGCGACACCCAGCTCTCGATTCGCCCCAGAAGCTTCAGCTCGGGGCCATAGACAAAGATCGTCTTTGTACCGCTGGCAGTCAGGGCAGATGCTTTTTCGCCGCTCATGAGTTCTCCTCCACTACAAGAGATGCATACGCTGCGCTGAAGCTCAGGGTCAGATAGAGCGCCGTCATGCCGCTGTCGGCAGTGCGTGTCCATGCCCGTGTGCCGTGACGCAGCGTCCAGAGGGTGCTGCTCTCATCCAGCAGCTCGAAGGCGTTGAAGGTCTCGCCGTCGATGATCTGGTCGATGCGCAGCCGCCCGTCCTCCCGCCAGAGCCGAATGACGTCGCCGTCCTGCATCTCGGTGAGAAAACGAAGATACTCTCCGGTAGCAAGATCCCGCACGCCGGGGTTTCGTACGACGCCCTGAGCAGTCAGCGTCAGCACAAAATCCTGCGTGTCCGGGCCGGGGTTACTGAGCTTGAGAAAATCCGACTGGATGCGCAGACCGAACTGGTGGGTGCTATAGCAGACGGGCAGCCGGAACGCAGGCTGCGTATAGAACAGCGAAGCGCTGGTCTCGGAAACACTGCGCCAGTAGGGATTCGGGCAGTAAAGCTGAAAGCTGAAGGTGGGCCAGAGGTTTGCGGCACTGATGGCGGGGCAGCGCTGCACTTCGGCGTCGCAGTAGTATTTTCCGGCCACGGTCAGCCGCCCGGTGGCCCCGGGGGTGAAAATATCCCGCAGCTGACGCTTGAGATAGGCGGTATTCCGCAGGATGCGCCCGGTAATGGTGCGGGTCACGCCGGAGATGCTGCGGCTCTCCACGGTGGCACCCACCTGCTGGTAGCCCTGACTGGTCTCCAGCTCCACCGGCAGATCGCCGATGGGGTCGATGCTGTAGAGCACGCCTGCCTTGTAGCCGAAGCTGAAGCTCTGGCCGCTGCTGGCGGTAAAGATGGCATCAAACACCGGCAAGCACCGCCCTTTCCTGTTCGTATCGTGCTTCGCGCATCAGGTCAGCCGCTGTCTGCGCTTTGGAGTAAATATACTGGTTGATCTCATACGAGGGCCGGGGCTTACGCTCAGGCCGAGCGGTTTCTTTCTCGTAGTCCCACAGCGAGTAGCTGGGGGCGGTGACGGCGCTGCCGGAGCCGGAACTGCTGTTGGGTGTCTTCACGGAAGATCTGCTGCTGCTCCCCAGCTTCATGGCAATGGCCGCGATGGCCACAGCCAGAGCGACGCCTGCAGCGATGACCATAGCACCCACAGGTAGGCCGATGCCGGTAGCCGAGATGGCCGCACCGATGGACTCCAGCATGGCGACAAAGGCAGAGCCGACCGTGGTGACGAGGGTACCCATCGCGGCGAAGATGGTGGGGAAGGCCGAGAGCAGGTTGCCCGAGAGGGCTGTGCTGATGGCCTTGGCCGCTGTGCCGAGGGGGCCTTTAAGAGCCGCGAAGGTGTCCTGCAGGGTGCCGCTCAG